GCAACACAACTTATAGGAAAGCTTCAAAGCAAATTTGAGGCGGGAGGATTTATTGGACTCGCGAGTGGAATAGGAGATATTTTTGCCGAAGTTGTATCCAAAATAACAGCTAAACTTCCAACTATAGTTAATCTTGGCGCAAAAGTTATAATTGGATTTTTGGATGGAATAATTAAAAATGCCGATTCTATAGGCGAGGGAGCGGCAGAGGCTTTTAACTCTTTTATCACGGGCTTTTCGGAGATTTTGCCAAAGTTTATCGAGTGCGGAGGCAAGCTGATACATTCCTTTCTTTTGGGAGTGCAAAATAAATTGCCTACACTCATACCAACAGTTCTAAATGGAATTAAAAACGCCATCATAAGTATTATAACATATTTTCCTCAAATTATAACTACAGGAGGGCAGATTATAACATCTCTTTTGCAGGGAATAACTGCTGAACTGCCTACACTTGTACCGACTATTCTACAGGGAATTATGGACGCTGTGACTTCTATTATGGAGGCCTTGCCTAGTATATTTATGGCAGGTTTTCAGCTTATATGCTCACTTGTTGAGGGAATTGGAAACGCTTTGCCGCAAATTGTTCCACAGGCTATAAATGCCGTAAAGACGTTTATACAAACAGTTATGTCTATGCTGCCGCAATTGATAGAAATGGGATTTAAGGCTATTACAAGTTTTAGAACTGGAATTATTAAATGTTTGCCGGATTTGGCCAAAGGAGGCATACAGATTGTTTTCAGCATTGTTTCGGGAATAATAAGAGCCATACCAAGCTTTGTAAGAGGCGTTTTTGAAATGCTCAAGGGAACATGGGACGCTATATGGGAAACCGACTGGCTCAGCGTGGCCGGTGAGATTGCGAAAAGTATTATAGACGGGCTTCTCGAATGGGCCGGCGCAATTGGCGACTGCATAGCTGGTTTGTTTACCGGAGGAAACAATGAAGAGAAAGCAAAAGAAGAAGCAAAAAAGACAGGAAGTTCTTACGGCTCTACACTTTACGGTGAGGTTTCAAAATCGGTCCCTAAAATAGCGGCTGATTCGGAAAAGGCTATAAAAAGTGCTGTAAATGTTATGAATGTTGTATCATCTATACCTTTAAACGCCGGAAACGCGGCTGTAGAATCGTTTGCTTCCGGTATAAAATCAGGTGTTGCCGACAAGAGCGCTGATATACAAAATTCCGTGCAGACTTCTTTTGAAAATATCGATTTGACCGAACAGGGAATAAGCGGCGTACAAACGTTTTATGACGGGATTGAACAGCCGGCGCAGATTGGCGAAACATCGGAAAAAATAAAATCAACTATTGAAACAGAATTTTCTAATATCAATTTGAGTGAATCAGGAAAAAATACAATAGCGACATATTTTAAAGGTATTACTGACAATATGAATAGTTTAACCGAAAGTATTAACGCTATGAAAAGTAATATGCTTAAAGTTTCCAATATAAGCTTACTTGAAAATGGAAAAAATACAATATTATCATACAATAGTGGTATTAAAAATAGTGAAGATAAAGTTTTTAATACAATAAATAATATATGTTCGAGAACTATATTGTCGTTTAAAAATGTTAATCTCTATACAACAGGTCAGCACATTATAGAAGGTCTTATAAACGGACTTAACAACAAAAAAAGACAGCTCATAGAAACGGCGAGGTCTATAGCCGATTCAGTGAAAAACATCTTTGCGGACGTTCTTGAGATACATAGCCCGTCAAGGGTAGCAGAGAGTTTTGGGGAATATTTTAATATTGGATTTATAAACGGCTTAAAAAACAGCGTAAGCAGGCTTGAAAGGGCAAGCCGCAAGACCGCGGATTCAATTGCGTCCGGATATAAAAACGGTTTGTCAGATGATAGTTTTGAGGTGGATTTCAGCAAGGCTGAGGCTATTAAAAGTGAGGCAAACTCACAGATAAACAACAATAACAAAAACCTTAAGATTAGTATCGATATGTCGGGAGCGACTTACAAAATAGAGGGAAATCAGGACATTAGAAAAATAGCGAAAGAGCTTATTAAGGAGATTGAAAGAGAACTTGAGGAAAGTTATTTGAGCAGTGCGGAGGGGGTATAAATATGGCGTATTTTTTCTTTATAAACACACTAAGGCTGCCTATTACCCCGTCTGACGTTGAGATATCCTCGGGAAATAAAAATACTGTTATAGACCTCATCAACGGCGGCGAAATTAATATGCTGAAATCACCGTCTTTGACAGAAATAAATTTTAATATGATTATTCCACAATTTTATTATCCTTTTGTTGCGGGAACAAAAGAGGAAATGAAATCGGCGGAATTTTATATTAAATTTATGGAGGATTTGAAAATAAGCAAAAAGGTTTTTCAGTTTATTATTTATAGAGCGAAACCTAATGGTGATACACTATTTTTTACAAACATAACTTGTACTCTTGAGGAATTTACACAAACTGAAAGTTATGAAAACGGATTTGACATAGTGTATACAATAAAACTTAAACAATACAGATATTATGGTACTAAAACTATCTCTATACTAAATGAAACCAATAACAAAGTAACTTTAAAAGAAGAAAAACCAAGAGAAAGCAGAAAAACAACCGAGGATATTCCTGAAAAATATGTTGTTAAATCCGGTGATACTCTTTGGGGAATAGCTAAAAAATATTATGGCAGCGGGAGTAAATATACCGCTATCGCAAAGCTTAATAACCTGAAAAATCCTAATCTGATATTAGACGGGCAGGTACTTAAATTAAAATAGGGTACCCCCATTTGCACTAACTTAAAGAAAGGCCCTGGGCTTTGCCCAGACCTACCCGCTTTTTTAAAAAAAAAGCGGGGCAAAAAACTTTTGTGCGAAACTACGTTTCGCTGAAGAAAATTGACAACTGTTGGCTATATTTAAGCGTCTAGGAAAGCGTAGCTTTCCGTTATAAAGTTTAGGGTCAAGCCCTTTTTAAAGGGCTTGCGGGTGTGGGCAGAGCCCACGGTCTTAAGTTAATGCTTATGGGGCGGAGCCCAAGGTTTTTCGGCAGAGCCCGAGGTCTTAAAGATAAGGATGTGAAGCTATGGCAACGGCAGATGAAACTGTGAAATTCGCTGAGAAATTTGAGGGGTATAATTATAATAGAATGGTCAGCGAGGGAATGAGGTCGGGAAACCCTGGTTTGTGGTGCGCTGATTTTGTCGCGTTCGTTATGAAAAAAAATAACGTTAAAAATGACCTTAATTCTAGTAGTCAGCAGTTTAAAAGTTTATCAGGGTATCATAAAAGAAAAGATTATACACCTAAAAAAGGTGACGTTTTTGTTGTTACCTATGGTAAAAACGGTCCTAGTACAGGACATACGGGTATTGTTACATCTGTAAACAGAGGTTCCAAAAATTGGACTGTTTCAACTATTGAGGGAAATAAAAATAACAAAGTAAGCAGAGGGTCTTATAAAAGTGGCGGACAAAATAATATAGTTGGTTTTTGGGAACCGCCTTACAAAAAAAGTTCCTCGACAGAAAAAAGTGAGAGTAATTCGGATTTTGAGCTCAAGAGCACAGTTATTAAAAGTTCTGTAGGGAGCTCAGGAGCCGCTAAAAGATATGTTTATATAAATGACAGAACAGCGTATAAATACGAATTATTTATACAAAAAGGAATTAAGGTTTATCAGCCTTCAACGCTTGACGGGATAACTCTTGAACTCGAGGAATGGGGAACGCCGGGAAAGCTGACTTTTACGGTGCTTAAGGATAATATTATTAATTTTTCAGAGGGGTCTACCGTTATACTTAGAGTAAACGGAAAGGGTGTTTTTTATGGGTATGTTTTTACAAAAAGCAGAAGCGACCATGATAAAATAAATGTTACCGCTTATGACCAGCTGAGGTATTTTAAAAATTCTGATACATATGTTTATAAAAACAAAAAGGCCAGTGATGTGCTTAAAATGGTAGCCTCTGATTATAGGCTTCAAACAGGTGAGATATCAGATACCGGATTTGTTATAGCATCAAGAATCGAGGATAACAAAACTTTGTTTGATATTATGAAAGAGGCGCTTGATATAACGGAAAAAAACACCGGAAAAAAGTATATTTTGTATGATAATTTTGGATATATAAGTTTAGTAAATATCGACAGAATGAAAACAAATTTATTGTTAAATGATGAGTCTTTGAGCTTTGATTATTCTTCTTCTATTGATTCAGCTTATAATAAAATACAAATTTACTCTGATAATAAGGATACAAATATTAGAGAAAAGTATATATATCAAAATGGGGCCAATATATCAGCTTGGGGAATATTGCAAAAAACAGAAAAGATTGAAGAGGATAGTTCGGCAAAGATACAGGGCGAAACTCTTTTAGCTGAATATAACAAAGTAACAAGAACATTGAGTGTTGTCACATTTGGCAACATATATGTACGCCCGGGAAGTAGTGTGTTCGTGAGTTTGAATTTGGGAGATATTATACAAAACGAGTATATGACAGTCACAAAAAGTGTTCACACATTTAATGACAATGATTATAGTATGAATTTAACTCTTAAAGGAGGGCTTATAAATGGCTGATGGAACCTCGCTTCTTAGAATTATAAAAAAAGCCGCTGTTGAGGCGGTTGAAAACTCAAAACCTCTAGCTATTTGCGGTGGAATTGTTATAAAAGAAAAACCGTTAGAAATAAAAGTTGCTGAACAGGAACTTATTCTTGATAGCGACTTTTTTATATTTGTTTTAGGTCTTGGAGAAATGAAAAAGGGGGATAAGCTTCTATTAATAAGAAAACAAGGCGGACAGAAATATTATGTCATAAATAGATTATTATAACAAAGAGAAAGTAAAGAGGGAGTGCTTAATTTGGTGCCAAATATGGATTATGATGTTTTTGGAAAGGAAAACGAAATCGTAACAGAGACTTCAAAAACATATGCTATCAAAAATATTAAAGATAATTTTAGAATAAAATCTAATGTTGATGAGATTGAGGCGGTTAAACAGACAATTTATTTAACCCTGAGTATTGAGAGATATGATTATATTATGTTTAGCTGGGATTATGGTATTGAGTTATCAGAACTGTTTGGACGTGAAAAAGAGTACGTAATTCCTGAGCTTTCAAGACGAATAACAGAAGCGTTGATACAAGATGATAGAATAAACTCAGTTGATAACTTTAATTTTAAAGTTGAAAAGAATATATATACTGTTAGTTTTGAGGTATCAACTATTTATGGCAGTATTAATATTACAAAAGAGGTGAGTTTATAATGTATGAAAATAATACTTTTGAGGATATTTTAAAAAGAATGCTTGATGAGGTTCCAAGTGATGTTGACAAAAGAGAAGGAAGTATTATTTACGATACTCTTTCGCCTGCCGCTATAGAGCTTGTAAATATGTATATCGCGAATGACGGCATATTGCGGGAAGCCTTTGCTGATACGGCCTCAAGGGAATATCTTATTTTGAGGGCTAAAGAAAGAGGGATATATATTAAAAACGCCTCTTACGCGGTGTATAAGGGGTTATTTAATGTAAGCGTTCCTATTGGTACGCGCTTTGCTGCTGAGGGATTTATTTTTTCTGTTATTGAAGAGTATGGAAAAAATGATTATTTTGAGTATATGCTTAAATGCGAAACGGCTGGAAAAGAGGGAAACAGCTGTTCGGGGTGTGAGCTGCGCTCTGTAGATTATGTGAATGGGCTTAATTATGCATGTCTCTCAGAACTTTTGATACCAGGAGAAGCGGAAGAGGATACTGAGGAATTTAGAAAACGATATTTTGATGAGATAAATAAGTCGGCTTTTGGAGGAAACAGGGCTGATTATGTAAAAATGGTTAAAGAAATAAGCGGAACAGGTCAGGTTAAAGCGTATAGAACTCCTAACGGCGGCGGGTCAGTTACAGTTGTTATTACTGACAGCGAAAATAAAACAGCCGGAGAAAGCCTTATAAAAAAGGTAAAGGAAACGCTTGACCCCGCTGAATATGAGGGACTTGGATGCGGTGAGGCTCCAATAGGTCATACGGTTACGGTTTGCGGCGTTAGAGAAAAGAGTTTATCATTTAAAGCTGATATCAAAATCAAAGATGGTATGACTATCACAAAAGAAGAAGCTGAAAAACAAGCCTCTGAAATATTAAAAAACTATATAGATGAGGTAAATAAAAAATGGGAAGAAAGCAGTTATCTTACAGTATACAAAAATAGGGCAATGGCGGAGTTATTTGATATAGCGGCTATTGAAAATGTGATACTTTTATCTATAAATGAACAATATGGAGATATGATAAAGGCAGACAATGATGAAATATTTTCTTTTAGTTCATTATCAATTAATATTCAAAAGTAAAAGGAGTGTATATGAAATATATAGAATATTACCCAAAAGTATTATCTGAAATAATTGAAATACAAATACTATCAGAGATATTTGATAAAGAATTTTCAAAAATAAATTTAAATAGAAGTGATATGCTTAAAGAGCTGTTTGTTTTTACAGCGGAAAATATAGGCCTGGAACGATTGGAAACAATGTTTGACATAAATGTTATTGATTACAATAATATAGAGCTTAGAAGAATTAATATTATAACTAAACTTATGGGAAATAAACCCAATTTGATTAAGACACTTGATTTGCTAATTGGAAAAAACAACTATACAGTACAGTATTTTGATAGTGATTTTTTATTAAAAATCACTGTTGGACTTGAAAAGTCAAATCTGACTAATGCTGTAAAATTGATTATTGATGAGATTGTTCCTCTTAACGTTATTATTGGTATTTATTTAATCAGAAACAAACATAATGATTTAAGACCTTACAAGCATAGTCAATTAGGTAAATTTACACATAGTCAACTTATGGGAATGGCTGAAATATAAAACAGGTTAGAGACGAGGTGTTGAAATAATGGCAACAAATACGGTAAATTATAATTTGAGAAAAGACGCTCCAGAGGATTTTTATGATGTTGGGGTTGTGAATGATAATCTTGATAAAATTGACGCGGCTTTGAAACAAGTCGACAGCGAGGCTAAAAATAAGGACGGAGGCAACGCTGATACGTTGGACGGCAAACACGCCGAGGAGTTTTTCCCCGCTGACGGCGGGAAAATGACTAATGATAACAACTCTTTAACATTAAACGCAAATTCTTTAAATATGAGTTATGTACATATGGGTAAAGTGGATTCTACCGGATATGGAGACGGAGATACCTACGACAATGTTATTATAAACTCTGATAGGATATCTGTTTCTCATAGGTATGAATCTAATGATGAAAATGGTGATGATGACGATAATATAGAAATTACCAGTCATGGTATTAAAGCATACTCAGAGTATGGAGGGGCGACAATATCAGGTTTTGATTCTATATCGGCAAATACTCTTAGAGGCGATGGTTCGGAGCTTACAGGGATAGATTATAACAATCT